ATTGGTGGGGTTTTTTCTTTACGCTACAATAAAACTAACTTACTTAACTGATCGTGGCAGCTACCATAAATGCAACTTTAAAAAGTGAAACCGCTAATAGCTATGTTACTTTGGCAGAAGCTAATAGTTATTTTGAAACAGTTCCAGATTCTTCAACTTGGACAGATAAGACAGACGATCAGAAAAATAGGGCATTAATATCTGCTACTAGATGGATTGATACTTTTGTATTCCAAGGCGATAGATGTGACGAAAATCAAGCATTGAAATTTCCTAGAACAAATTACCAAATAGATAGAGTTGAATTAAGTTGTTCAACTATTCCCTTAAATATTAAATATGCACAATATGAATTAGCTAGAGCACTGGCAAACGATACAGATGCGATGACAGGTAATACAGGGACAGATGGTAACTTTTCTGAAGTAAAACTAGGAGATATAGAGGTCAAATACAATACAGCAAGTCAAGGAACAGGATCAGTAAACAATATTTTAGATGTTTACCCTTGGTTACAAAGTTATCTTGGAGCGTATATGCTAGGTGGAGCAGGTACTTTTCAGATGAGGGTAGTTAGAGGATAATGGCAGGTCAATTAGATTCAGCGTTTAAAAAGATTGCAAAGCAGATTGTTTCTGAACTCGGAAACTCATTAGATACCTCTATTGTCTACACACGAAAAGGTGTGTCTAGTTACAACAATGAAACTGGCGAATACATAACTGTTGATACTACTTATACAATTAAAGTACCTATCGAGTTTGTACAATCTACTGAAGAATCTGGGTTTCAGGAGAATGTAGCGAGGCTCTTCATAACTCCAGACTTGATAGGTGATAATCAGCCACTTCTCCAAGACGAAATAACTCTTACATTCTCTGGTTCAACAAGAGGAGCTAAAATAACAGATATACGCACATTAAAAGGTGGACAAGAGTATCTGTTCCGTATTGATGTAATTTTCTGATGACTTTAGTAAACGCAAGAGCAGCATTTGAAACAGCAATATTAGATGCTGTTAAAGACTCAGATCCTAGCGTAACTGTAGTGTTTGATAATTCACCTTTTAGCTCACCAGGAAAAAATAAAAAGTATGTGATGGTTAATCTAGATTTCAACCAATCAACTACTCAACTTCAAGGCGCAGCTATTACTTATTACTCTGGCACAATAAGATGTGCAGTTATGACACCATCTAACAAAGGAACTGCTGTAGCTGCTGCAATTTCAGAGTCAGTTATCACTGGTCTTAGTTCTGTAAATGCCGATGACTATACAGATACTTTTTCTGTAACTCCAAGAGTAACTGAAATTAGTGGACCGTCATCTGTAGTCACTGAAGATCAAAGTCACTTTATGAGCGTAATAAACTGCGACTTTACAGCCAATGCGTAAAACAAAAGATTTAAAACATTTACCAAATGATTTGGCTGCTTTAATTGTTAAGGGCAGAGCAGAAGCAGCATCTGAGATTCACTATTCTCTACAAAACAGAAGTCCTTGGTTTACTGGAATATTTAACACTGCTTGGCAAATAAAGGGTGCTCCAGTTGTACCATCTATCCCACGAAAGGATAATAATATCGACCCACAAAAAACCAGTAGGAAAGCACCAAAAAGACAAAAACCTATATACACCTCTTTAGTAAAGATGCTTTACATAGGTAACAAAGCTGAATATGCAGGATTTGTTATCAATGCAATGGTCAGTCCGTATGACGGAAGAATGTACAGAGATCTATTCCCAGACTCTAAAACTACTCCAAAACCTAATGTTCCTAACTGGTATTACGTTTACTTGCAGAATAATTTTTTAGAAAAGGACATTAATAAGGGATTTGAAATGGTGGGGTTTAAACCAAAACGTAACTATACAATGCACAAAGGTACGAGTGTTTAAATTTATACTTTGAGTTATACTACAAGAATAAATACAAATTTTTATGGCACCAGTAAGAGCAATTGACAAACTGAAACAGGCTTTCAGTGTTGAAGAACGTAGCAGTTATTCAGTTTTTAAGGGAGAAGAATTAATTTTAAAAATATTCTGGTCGCCTCTTACAATAGCTGATAGAGACACTATAAACAGTACACTAATAGCTATGAACAAGGGTCAAGATGAGGGTAGTCTTGATTTTGCATTACAGGTCATTGTCACAAAAGCAGAAGATGAGACAGGTGCAAAGATGTTTGCATCAGGAGATTTGCCAGCACTTAGAAGAGAAATACCTTTATCTGTTCTATTAGACATAATGACTAAGATGCAAGGAGTGGGCCAGGAGGCAAGCCCTGATGCCGTAAAAAGCTAAGTTAGAAAAAGATAGTTTCGTATTCTTACAATTTTTTATAGCAGAAAAACTAGGCTATACGCACAAAGAAATAAGAGAAAAAATGTCGACCCAAGAGTTGTTTGCTTGGAACGCATACTTTGAAATAAAAGCTGAGCAAGAAGAAAAAGCATACGATGATGCACGAAAACAAGCTCAAATGCGTAAGGTACGCTAAACTTTTAATATCTGTGCATTTAACGAAAATCAGTGGCATCTGAATATAGCGTAAATATAAAATTAAATACTACTCAAGTAAAAAGAGATTTAAAAACAATAGGCGATGGAATAAATAATCTTGGTAAGAAACAAGCAAAAGGATCTAAGGCAGCTTTATCAGACGCAGAAAAACAGTTAAAACTAGAAAATACTGCTCTTTCACTTAAAAATAGAGGTTTGGGTTTATCACTCAAGGCTCTTCCTCTTCAGTTGAAAGGAGTTAAACTTGATGAGGCTGTTTTAAAAATACAACAGGCTACTGTTGATGCAGAAAAATTTGAATTTGATTTAGCTAAAAATTCTTTACTTTTAGCAGACAAAGAGATAAAGAAAGCACAAATAAAATTTAAAGCTCAAAATGACATAAATAAAGCAACAGCTAAAACAGTTAAGTTGCAAACTCAGGCTAATAAAGTCATCAAGCCTATGGGTCCATTTTCCAGACTACCTGGCCTGGGAAGTGGTGCTCCTTTAGGCTTAAGTGGTGTTGAAGCATTTCCTGAGAGAAAACCAGGGGCTATGCAAACTGTAGCTTTTCCCCCAAAACTGAGAGGACCAACATCTCCTATTGGAGGTTTGCCATCAATACCTGGATCTCCTGCTGCTTTAAAAGGTAGGAGAGGTTTTGACTTTCAAAGTGCTTTAATAAGTGGTGGTTTTCCCTTACTATTTGGTCAAGGTCCAATAACAGCAGCAGCAGGAGCTTTAGGTGGTGGTATTGGCGGAATGTTCGGCCAGATGGGTGGTTTTGCAGGAGGTATTGCAGCCACAGCAGCAGTTCAGGCAATATCCAACGCTATAAACGGTGTTAGAGAATTTGGAGAAGGACTAAAAAATGTAGAAACTTCATTGGCGACCGTCACAGAAAAATCACTCTTTAGTAGCGAGGCAACCCAAAAAAGAGCAGAACAACTTAAAAAATTAGGCAAACAACAGGAGCTTAACAAGTTATTAACCCAAGAATTGACAATAGCTTTGGGCGGTAAAGGTTTGGAACGTCTAAAAGAAGTAGGAAAATCTTCTAGAGAATTAGCCAGAACATTCGGTCAACTAGGGGCTTCTATCCAAGCTATATTAGCTAGAGCCATACTTCCAGGAATAAATGCACTGAACACTATATTAAAAGGATTTACTATACCTTCAAGGTTTAGAAACTTTAAGGAAAGTTTATCTGGTGATGATTTAGCAAGATTTAACGAAATAGTTTTAGAGGAAAGAGGGACTGTAAAACGTAAGGGTAAAACAAAAACAGGTATGCTGACTGTAGCTTCACAGGAAAGGTCATTACTTAGAGCAATAGAAGAAGGTTTAGGGGGAAATTTAAGTTTATTAGACGGAACAACTGATCCAAACATTGAAGCTAATTTAGACAAACGGATAGCTTTTTTACAGAGATCTTTAGAGGTAGGCAACGAACAAGCAATTATAGAACAAAAAATAGTTGAACTTAAAGATAAGGGAACTGATTTAACCGAAAAAGAAATAGGCAATAAGTTACGTCTTATAAATAATTTAGAAAAAGTTGAGAATATGTACAAACAAATAGGTTCAGCTATAGAAACTGGTTTAGTAGACGCTATTGAAGGGGCAATACAAGGAACTAAAACTTTAGGAGAAGTAGCGAGTAGCGTGTTTGCACAAATCCAAAGATCACTTATACAGTTTGGTGTTAATTCTTTATTAGGAAGTCTAGGCTTACCTGGATTTGCAAATGGTGGTAGACCTCCTGTTGGCAGACCTTCAATCGTAGGAGAAAAAGGACCAGAATTATTTGTACCTGATAGATCGGGAACTATAATTCCAAATAATCAATTGGGAGGCTCTACAAATGTAGTTGTAAACGTAGATGCTTCTGGATCTAATGTAGAGGGAGATGAACAGCAAAGTAGAGAACTTGGTCGTGTTATATCTGCTGCGATACAATCTGAATTATTACAGCAAAAACGACCTGGAGGTTTACTTGCATAATGGCTACTTTTCCTTCAATTACTCCAACATACGGACAGAGAAAAAACTCCGCACCAAATACTAGAACAGTTCGTTTTGCCGATGGTTATGAACAGCGTATATTATTTGGCCTCGCACAGCATCAAAATCCGAAAATATTTAATTTTACTTTTAATGTGTCAGAAACAGATGCAGATACTATAGAAACATTTTTAGATGCAAGAGCAAACGATAGTGCCAGCTTTGATTTTACTCCACCTGGAGAAGCTAGTTCTTCTAAGTTTGTCTGCGAAACATGGAGTAAATCAATTCCATATTTAAACAGAGCTACGATACAGGTTACATTTAGAGAGGTATTTGAACCATGAGTACTGCTCCTGTCTTTAGTGAAATTCAAAAAATAAATCCTTCAGCAATTATTGAACTATTTACTTTACAGCTAGATACATCCTTGCATGGTGCAAATACAATTTATAGGTTTCACGCAGGATCAAACTTAAATGCAAACGGTGAAATCATTTGGGCTGGAAATAGTTATCAAAGATTTCCCATAGAAGCTACAGGTTTTGCATATCAACAGGGTCAAATTCCCAGACCAAGACTTATAGTAAGTAATGCTTTTGGAACTATATCGGCTATTCTCAATGCAGTTAATTTAGTAACTGCTGGTAATGACTTAACAGGAGCTACTGTTACAAGAATAAGAACAATGGCAAGATTTATTGACCCCGAAAATTTTCCAGGAAATATTAACCCTTTAGGTACACCAGATAATACAGCAGAGTTTAAACGTCAAATATATACAGTAGATAGAAAAGCAACAGAAAATAGAGAAATCGTAGAATTTGAATTAGCAGGAGCACTTGATATGGCTGGAGTTCGAGCACCCAAACGTCAATGTACCCGTGCTTTATTTCCTAGTATTGGTACGTTTATTCAATGAGTTGGAAAGATGATGCCTTGGTTCATGCGAAAGAACAAGATCCTAAAGAATCTGTAGGACTTTTACTTAATATAAGAGGTAAACAAAAATATTATCCTTGTGAAAATTTAGCTATAACGAGCCATCAAGAGTTTATTTTAAATCCAGAAGATTATGTAAAAGCAGATAATTTAGGAGATATTATTGCTGTTATTCATAGTCACCCTATGACTCCACCCGTACCAAGTCAAGCTGATAGGATAAGTTGCGAACACAGTAAATTGCCTTGGCATATTGTTAATCCTAAAACTGGTGAATGGGGAGAATGTAAGCCAGAAGGTTATGTTCCAGATTTATTAGGAAGGCCGTGGGTTTGGGGTGTCACTGATTGTTGGAGTCTAGTTGTTGATTGGTATAAACAAGAAAAGAATATAAAACTAAAAGATTATGCAAGAACTATGACCCCACAGCAATTTTTAGATAATCCATTATTTGAAGATTATGCTTGGCGAACAGGGTTTAGAGAACTAAGACCTGATGAATCTTTAGAAAAAGGAGATGTGTTATTAATGTCAATAATGTATCCTACATTGAATCATGTTGGCATTTTTCTTGGAGATATGGTTTTACATCATTTAGCAGGTAGACTATCTTGTAGAGAGCCATATTCTGAGTGGCTGTTAAAATGTACTGGTAAAAGGTATCGTTATGCTCAGAAAAGTTAAGCTTTATGGAGAATTAGCTGAGTTTGTAGGCCATAAAGAACTTGAAGCTGTTGTAAATTCTACTGCTGATGCAATACGTTTTTTAATTACAAATTTTCCAAAGTTGGAAGCACATATGGCTCAAAGATACTACAAAGTATTAATTGATGACTATGAAATAGGAGAAGAAGATATACATAATCCTACAGGTAAATCCGATATAAATATTGTTCCTGTGATTATTGGTGCTAGTGGTAACTTAGGAAAAATATTATTAGGTGCTGTATTAATCGGAGGTGCTTTTGTTTTTGGTGGTTTAACTTTTGCTGGAGGCTTTGGAAAATCTCTTGCAGGAGCAAGCGGCCTTACTAAGGCTGCATTTGGTATAGGTTCTGCTTTAGTTTTACAAGGTGTATCAAATATGTTATTTCCAGTTGATGATTCAATAGATGAAGAAGATCCTCGAATATCTTTTAGCTTTTCAGGGGTGCAAAATACTAGTCGTGCAGGAACTAGCCACCCTATTGTGTATGGAGAAATCGTTACTGGTTCGGTGGTTATCTCTGCTGGAATTGACACTCATCAGGTATCAGCATGACAGATAAAATTATTAGAGGTTCTGGCGGATTTTTTGCTCCTCGTCAAAGAAAACCTATAAGAGAACCTGATACTTTAAATAGTAAACAGTTTGCTACAGTTCAAGATTTATTATCAGAAGGCGAAATAGAAGGATTTGCTACTCCTTCAAAGGCAGGATTAACAAGAGATACAGCAGCTTATAATAATGCAGCTTTAAAAGATATATTTTTAGATGATACTCCTATATTAAAACCAACTGCTGACAATACATCACCAGGGGCATCTGATTTTAATTTTCAAGATGTAGAATTTACTCCTCGTTATGGAATAGGAAATCAACAGCCTATTCCAGGTATTGAAAGTAGTCAATCAACTACACCCGTTGGAGGAAACCCCCCGTCTAACCCTGCTGGCACTAATGCTTCTGGAGATGCTAATGCTGTAACTCGTACTGTTTCAAATCAAGATGTAGATGCTGTAAAAGTAACAATAACTTTTCCTCAACTACAAAAGGCAAACGATCAAGGAGACTTGTTAGGTGCTAGTGTTCATTTAAGCGTTCAAATCTCATACCAAGGTGGTAGTTTTACCAATGTAATTGACGATATTATTACAGGTAGAAGTGCTGATGCCTACCAAAAAGAATATCGAGTTTCATTTGATAGAACCAGGATTGATGCTGGTACTGCTTTTCCTGTTGGAATCAGAGTTAGAAGAAATACTAAAGATAGTACGTCTGAACAATTAAAAGATGAATTTATTTGGACAAGTATTACTGAAATAGTTGATGACAGACAGCCTTATAATAATAGTGCTTACACAAATCTAAGGTTAGATTCTGAACAGTTTAGTTCTATACCAAGAAGAGCTTTTCGTATTCGTGGCATAAAAGTAAGAATACCAGCAGCAAACGGTGGTAAAACACCAACAGTTGTCT